GTAAAGAAGTGGTTTTGAGGGAATCTAGCGAAAGCTTTATATAGTTAAAGCGCCTATCTTGTTGTATCGGAGGTTTAAAAATGACTAAGGGATATGAGGATATGAAGAACACCATGATGAAGACTCTGGTAAAGATGATTGAGGTTGAGGAGCAGGGCGTCGTTGAGATGCTCCAGAGGACCAAGGCCGCGATCACTGAGGCTCAGAGCTCCGTTCTCCCCTCGGGCGTTCTCCCGAACGATGCCGAGCACATCGAGAACAACATGGACGCAATTGTTGAGCGTGTTACCGGATTCGCAACCGCTATTCTGGCTGTTGTTGAGGCCGCTAGCATTATGGACGTTGATATGGATCAGTCAGACGTCAAGGTTCTTTAAGGTGATCTAATGGCAGAGGAGAATTTCCAGGGTGAGGAGGTAATCGGACCTAACGATGCCTCTGACTCCTCTGGAAATTGGCTCCCTTGTCTAGAGTGGACAGGGAATGAGAAAGAGCTTCCGCTAGGTGGATGGATTGCCATTCCAGGGATGAAGGTCTCTAAGTTCGTTTATCGCTGGAAGGTCGCTGATGCTGAGGAAGAGCAAGGATATGTTCTAAAGAAGTCTTCTGAAATCAAGAAAGACGACATTCTGATTGGTGCCGTTATCAATAACAAGCTTTATGAGCAGGTTATTGGAGGATACGGGCCTAACTCGATTAGGATAACACTGCCAAACACTACCATACAGGTAAATAGGATGCAGTGGAGAGATCGCTTCGGGACAGATGGGTTAGAACTATGGGCTCTGCGTGTCAAGCGACAGGAGTTTAATCCCGGCGGAATTATAATGGGGTGAAATGCTTGACGAAATACTACCTATCTAAGTCCTTTTGGTCCTCGATAGTGGCTCTGCTCGTCATTGTGGCAGCTGGCCAATACGGGATGGTTATAACTGCGGATCAGACTGCAGTGTTTATGGCTGTAATCGCAATGGTCCTTAGGACTGTAACTAGGGAATCGATAGAGTTTTAGGGGGGATCAGGTATGCCTGGTCCCATCCCTGAAACAGATCGAGAATATCTAATTGCCATCTACGGTACACTTCAACGAATGGATGGACAACTACAGGAGTGCCGTACAACGGAATTAGTCCTATCTTCTCGCATAGATTCTTTAGAGAAATGGCGTACCTATCTTACGGGGATGGTAGGTATGATTATTACGTTAGGAGGTGCTTTTGCATGGTTATGGAAGTTGAATTAGCTGAGTACCTTGAGGATGGAGGTATAGGAACAGTGGGTTCAACTATCTTTGTAGGCATGCTCCCAGATAACATAGATTCCTGCATAGGAGTTTTCCCTATGGGGGGATTGGAGCCTATTAAAGCATTCTCTAACGGAGCCACCCGGCATGTAATGGATGTGGGGATAGCTCACATTCAAGTAAGGAATACATCTTATTCGACAGGCAGATCCAAGATATCGGCGATCAAGGCTCTCCTGGATGCTGTGGTTGAAACCACAATAGAAGCGGTCGTCTATCATTCGATAGATGCCGTTAGCAGCGAACCCGCTACGTTTCGGGACGAGAAAAACCGGGTGCACTTCACCCAAAAATTCAAAGTTGTAAAGGAGAGATCTTAAAATGACAGCACTAGCAGGAAAGGGCGGCAAAGTACTCATAAACACGAGCACCTTTGTAGCTGAGATTGATAGCTGGAAGATCGATAGTAAGGCTGGGACTGAGGATGTTACCCCCTTCGCGACTGACAGCAGCACTGTATGGAAGACCTTCGTGTCAACCCTTAAGGAGTGGTCTGGTTCCTTTGAGGGCAGGCTTGACCTGACCGATACGAACGGACAGCTCGCAATCCTGAACACGTATCTTGGTGGCTCCGCGACAACCGCCAAGTTCTACATCGATGCCACCCACTATCTGACAGGGTCCATTATCATAAGTGGAATGGGCGCCGCGTCTGAGGTTGGCGGTGTAGTGAAGGTATCCGTTTCATTCCAGGGCACCGGGCAGCTGAGCTACGCCTAAGGTGGTTAAATGACAGCATTAGCAGGTAAGGTAGCTGGATTTTGGCGGCCTACCCCTACCGCTGCTGTATCCTTTACCGGCGAGGCTATGACCCAGGTAGGCTCCACCCTGGAATACTATATCACCGACAGGGCCCATGCATTTTGGGACGTCGACCACGATATAGTAGTCTATGATGGTGTTACTGTGGTTACCCCTACTGAGATAGATCGTGCGGGTGGGTTCATTACTCTGAGCGAGGCCCCCACAGGAGATGTCACGGTAGATGGTTATGCTCTCGCGATGGAAGCCCTCCTGGGAGGTTATTCCTGGAAGCTTGATCCAAAGGTTGGGACTGAGGAAATCACAACCTTCTCTGGGACTTTGAATACTGAAGCAGCCTGGAAGGAGTATCTAGGCACGCTCGGAGAATGGACCGCTTCCTGTGAATACCACTGGTATACCGACGGGGCGACACCAGAAGTTAGAGTAAGCGCAGATGATCTCGATCTGCTGACTGATTCTCTACTCTGTATGTTCTATATCGATATTAGAGCTGCCTCCCTGATGGCAATTTCCGGTGTTGGGATACTTGATGCAGATGCCGTCAATACCCCTATTGGTGGTATTGTTGGTGGTTCCCTGGGTCTGAAGGGAACGGGCAGACTTAGAGCCGTCTCTGTTTGAGCGAAAGATTTAAATACTTCGCCGTGCTATTTCTTAGTATGTACGGCGAAGATCAATTTATTACCCTGAATGGGAAGCAGTACCGCGTTAGGTATGACATTAACGCGATGGCTAAGGTAGAGACTCTTCTTGGAAATCTGACTGGGCAGAGGGTTAACTTCATGGCTATGATTGACCCCATATACACGGTCAGAGAACTTGTAATTATGCTTTATGCTGGTATGAATGGAGCATTCCCTGGAGCAAAGGAAGATCACTTCTCTATGGAGGCTGTCCAAACACTCCTGCAGGAGCACATGAATTCTCTCCAGGATCAAAACCTCGAGATTGATTCCTTAATAGATGTCTATGATACTCTTAAGGTGTCCCTCTCCAATGCCGCTCGTATCGCTGTGGGTTTTACGAAGGGGATCATTCCCCTGGAGAATGCGAACCCTGGACCTACGAAAAAGGCCGGAAAAGGTGGATCGAAGCAGGATTAGATTATCGTGAATGGGAGACTTATACAGTAGCCGAAACCAATCAAATCTTAGTAGCCAGGGAAAGACTGAATGATAGCCTGGCTATTAAGTCAGGTTATTTTGCTGCTCGGTTTGTTTTGATCGGTTACAGCGAGGGACTAAAGCCTCTTTCTGAGTATCTTCCGGATGCCCCTGCTGAACCACGTAAGCCCGACTTGCAGAAAATAAAACAAGAATCAGAACGGTTTGGAATCCCCACTCCGTTCTAGGAGATTTTTTATGTCGTTTGAAGTTGGCGAACTATATGGTAAGCTTGGCTTAGATACGAAGGATTTTGATAGCGGTTTAGATTCCGCGGGAGCCCGCTTTGAGGGGTTCGGTTCTAAATTGCAATCCTCCGCCTTATCCTTAGCTGGAGCTATCGGGTCGGTCCTAAAAGATGCTGCCATGATTGGCGGGGCAGCTATTGTAGGCGCTGCGACTCTCGGTACAAAAGCCTTTGCTGATTATGAGCAGGGACTTGCCAATGTGAAGAAAACCGTAGGCTATACTACAGAAGAGGCAAAAGCTTTCGGTGAGACCCTTCGCGAGCTATCAAAACAAACAGGCCTATCCGTAACAGCCCTGGAAGAAATTGCATCAACCGGTGGATCTATTGGTATCGCTAAAGATAGCATGGAAGATTTCACCAAATCAGTTGCTATAGGAACAGTGGCCCTAGGTGTCTCCCAGGAAGAGCTGGCTACTGCAGCTGGTAAGTGGATGCAGGTCTTCCAGATTCAGGGCCCCGAACTAACCAACGCTCTATCGGCTGTCAACGAACTGGAAAATACCACTGCAGCCAAATCAGGCCAGTTAGTCAGTGGATTTGAGCAGTTAGCTTCCATCGCCCCCAAGATGGGTATGGGGTTCAACCAAGCCAATGCCTACCTAGCCACCCAAGTGACCTATCTCGGCGATGTAGAGAAGGCCGCCACTGGACTAGACTCAGCCTTCAACCAGGTGCTTCAGAGTGAAGAAAACATTAATAAATCAGCCAGTGTTCTTGGTGTTAGTACAGGTCAATTCATCGACATGATGAAAACCGACGGCTTGAACACGATGCATGACCTATATCTTGCTATTGATAAAGCTTACTCCAAGGAAGAGGCAGTCGTTCAGAAACAAAAGCTCTTCGGCACCTATGGTCAGAGAGCTATGACGGCTATTAATCAGGGTTGGAAGGAGTACACTAAGAATCTACAAACTTCTACCAGTGCATTCCAGGCTGGTAACAGTGTCATGAAAGAATTCGATACTGCGACCAACACCACCTGGGGGTCAATCAATCGACTTAAGGCCGGCCTGAATGATGTGGGTATAGAGATAGGCCAAAACATAGCCCCCTCCCTCAACAAAGTAGTATCCTACATGCAGGATAAATTTGTTCCTGCTGCTAAGGCTGCTGTCCAGGCTTTCTTCTCTGGGGACTGGAATAAGCTAGGTGGAGTAATCAAAGGTGCCTTTGACACTGCAATATCTGGCCTAAAGACATATGACTGGACTGCCTTATTTAGTTCCGCCGGCGCCGCGCTCTCTGGGGCATTCGCTGCTCTTCAGAGTGTTGACTGGTCCAGTCTAGTCAGTGGGTTCATGTCTGTGGCCGGACAACTGGCTGAGACCGTCCAGAACGCACTATCTCAAGTCAACTGGGTCGCTGTTGGCAGTGAAGCCATGCAGACGATCGCTGCGGCTCTTCAGGGTCTTCCAGGGGTCTTGGTCCCGATAGGTCAAGCTGCTGCTCAGGCTCTTGGTGGAGCAATGCAGGGAGCTGGGTCCTATATAGTCAGCGCTCTCTCGAACATAGATGTCTCATCCGTGGGCGCGCAGATGGGTAATGCTATCCTGTCTGGTCTCCAGGGTGTAGCCGGGTTTGCTACTTGGGCTGCTGATAAAATAAACGGGGTCAATTGGTCTGCCCTAGGCTCATCTGCAGGAAGTCTGCTTGGTAATGCCATTGTATCTGGTCTGCGAAATGGTCTTGCTGCGGTTCCCGATATACTGGCTGGTATCATCACCCTGGTAGGCTCCTCGTTAGCTGCGATGGCAGATACTTTGGCCGGCGGAATGACTGCCGCCCTTAACGGAATTATGCCAATGATATCCCAGGCCATAGGTAGTAGCTTCGAAACAATGGTCAATGGAATGCTGAGCGCCTACAATTATGTAGGAACCAAGCTCTATGATGTCATTGGAAAGCAGTGGGAAGACATCAAGCCCCCCTCGTGGCTCGACGACTGGAAGGACTCCTACCAAGCCATCTCCTATAATGGGGAAATTGGTTCAAAGCTGAGGGATTCCTTCGAAGGTTTTGCTGGTGCTGTTCATGGTGCAACTGCTGCATTAGAGGGACTTGCTTCAGCAGCAAACGGTGGACTGGCCGCTCCTGGTGGTAACATCGGAGGACAGAACCTACCTCCCGCAGCCTATTCCGGGTTGTATACTGGTGGTAAGTATGTTAAGATGGAGGACTATCTCCTACAGCTGGTTCAGCAGGGCTACAATCAAGCACAGATTAGCACATTGATGGCTGATTATCAGAAGAAGCAAAATGAGTGGATTCAGAAGAACCCAGGATATCGCGATGATCTGGTCTACGGATCTACCAATCAGTTCAGTGGCATGGAAGAGAAGATCTGGACTGCCTTTGATCAAGGATTAGGCAAACCCCTAGGACTTCTAGGAGAGGATTGGTTCAACAATGTTGACTTCTCCATGGATAACTTCACCCAGTACACGAACGACGCAGGACAGCACTTCTGGACCGTGACCGGCCAGTCCGGTATATCCCTGGCAGCCTTCCTGACCACAGGATCTACGACAGCATCCAATAAGATTGTTGGAGCAGGAACTGGGTTCGTAAACGCCCTTGCTCCGGCAGCACAGGCTCAATCAGCTCTTGCAAACGTGATGACTCAGGCCACGCAGGGAGAACAGAAGGCACTCACAGCAAGAGAGAAAGCCGCCCTTGCAGATCAGGCTGCTCATGAGTGGATGGCAACTGCAGTAAAGAACGCTGCGAATGGGCTTGGAGCCACCATTACGTCCGCCGGCGCTCAACTAACCAATGCAGGTACAATATTCGGTACTTCATCCCAGGGTGCCGCATTTACTGCTGCTGAGACCACGGTCGGTTCAGCCACCTCATTCGCGAACATAGTCGTAGCCGCAGGGTCCGCCTTTGCTGCTGCAGTAGGAAGCGCTGCTGCTGGTGGTGGAGGAGGAGGTGGCGGTGGAGTATCATCTGCTGTCGCCAACCAGCTCTATAATGCACTGCAACGTGTTGGATCCACAGGCCCCTCCAATTATGACCTGTCCTAACTAACCACCTGGACTAACGCAGCCGGACAGACCTTCTATACACAAGTAGGACAGTCGGGAATAAACCTGGACTACTTCTTCAAGCAGGCAGCAACCACAACGACCCAGGCAGCCACAGTCGCAGCAACAGCACATACTGCAACTTCCAGGTATGTGAACACCTCCACGGTAGACACAAGCAAGATCTTCAACAAATCTGTGAAGGATTCCGGGCAGGTAATAAGCAATAACGTGAAGCAGTCCTCCCTGGTAAGTGCAAACATTCAGAAGCAAGCCGCTCAAGAGATCGATCGAGGTTGGCTAGACCTGTGCAGCACAATAGACTCCGAGGCGAACCATTACGCATCGACAACATCAGCAGCAGCCCATGCGGTAAGTGGGGATTGGCTCAACCTCTGTAGTACCATTGATACTGAGGCAACCAGCTATGCAACAAAGACAACCACAGCAGCAACAGCAGCATCGACCTCAATATCAACAGCAGGAACAGATCTGGCTGCCAAAATGAGCGCAGCAGGAGAAGTTCTCCTCACGGAAAAGATCAGTCCCGGTGCTCAGAAGATTGTAGATGCATCAACGACATTCGCAGCTAATACGGTGGGAGCCTCTAAGATAGTAGCTACAAACATGGCTAACGCATCCGCTTACAGCGGTGGTTATTCCAGCACGGGTTACACTGCCGGCGGAGGCGGAGGAGGAGTCAATACCTGGTCTTCCAGTAATGCAGTCCCCTCCACAGCATATGTCACGGACTCCATATTCACTAGCAGCGGAGGAATGTTCGATAACTCCACTTGTG